GCACATGACGCACTGCTGGCAGCAGCAATAACGGCTGCAGCAGTTCTTACTCGCGTGGCGCTAACGACGCATGATGAACTGCTTGCAACAGCCGCAGATGCTTGCTCGATGCGTTCTGCCGAGGAAGTAAACGTAGACGATGCGCTGACGGTCGCGGAAGCGTCCTTATAGGACCACTGCCCATATCGGCCAGAACCAAAACTACCGTTTGACCAGCCTTGCGACATCGTCAGGTCAACGTGATGTCAAGGTCGCCGGCAGGGATGCGTAGGACATCGCCGGTTTCGATCGTTTTATTGCTGCTGAGCGCAGCGTAAGCGAGCATGTTGCCACTTGAACTAGCGTCTAGTATCGCGACCGCAACCACGGTGCCGTAGTTTGCGGTAGCGGTTGGATACTCAATAGCGGATGCATTGGTCGCCGCGTTGCCGGTAGTGGTAAACGATGCGCTTTGCCGCGCATAGCCACCGCCAGTTACCTCTGTGCCGGTACTACTGTCTGTCGGTGCAACCGTATACAAGGCGACGTACACCGTGCTTGGCGAGGTATAAGCCGTGTTGCTGAACGTATGCGCAACGAGTTTATTTTCTAGGTAATCCGTAAAAGCCATTTTATTGCAGCGCCCTCGTTTTCATTCGCACAGATGTTTGTCCGTGTGTGCGTTGATCGCTAATTGTTAGGTCATCGACGGCGCGCTGATAAAGAGACGCCCACATGCCTGTTCGCTCGTCGTCACGCAGATACATCGCCGATTGTTTCAGCGATCCGTACAGGTAAATGTCTGGTGCGAGATCGAGCAGCCAGTTACTCGTATTGCTATCGGACAACGCTGGCACTTGCGCGTAATACACAAGCTCGCCCGAATAGCCCGTACCGTCTGGTGCTGGATACGCTTGAATCTCTGTACCGACGTGTGAGTAGTACAGTGGTTTGCCAGGCGCACTGCCTGACTCTTTCAATGAGTTCATCGCCTCATTGGTCACATATTCCAACGAGCACACTGGGTCGGTCTTTAAAATGAGCGAAACGGTTTGATACCAGTCTGCTGGTGTCGCGCTGTATTCACTATCAATCGTCGCGTCAGCGCGCGTAATCATTTTTCGATGCCGAATCGTGCGATTAAACTCAGACTCTGCAATGGTGATGAAATTAGTGATCGCTGCAGTCAAATCTGTGCGGTCAAGCCAATCTGCCACTGCAGACTGCAGCTCAGCGTAGGTCGTAATCGCCATTAGACGCGACCAGCTCTGGTGCGAAAATATTTATTGTCAGGATCATTCAGCCACTTTTTCATTCGCGTCTGATCCTCTGTAATGCCTTGACGCTTTAAGTCGTAATAAATCGTTAGTGGTATCGACGCGACCTTGGACCATTCTCCGTGAGGTGTGTGACGATCGGTGTCGTTTGCCGACCGTTTATTTGCCTCAATGATGTCAGTCACATCCTGGGTCTCGGAGATAATGATGTTGTCGCCTTTGAGGCCACTACCGTTAGTTTCATAAATGAAATCAGTGCGGGTGCCGAGCAAAGCGTCAAGGTCCAAGGTGCGTCGATCCACGTTAAGCCCCTAGCTTGTAGACAAGTCAGCGACTACGCCAAGTCCAGCCTCTTGGTTGATCTGCAGACCAACCTCAGTCAGCAACATGTACTTGGTTGCGTCACCAGTCTTCGCAAGCTCTTCGCTTTGGATAGGACGCAGCGTAGCCAGTTCGCACAGGTCAGGATCGATGATGTACGCATCCCGTGCCCGTGAAAATCTGGACGGAGTAATCTGCACACTTCCGAAATCGGACATGTACACATCAGCCGCGCCAATAATAGTAGTCGGGCTATCCGACGGTGCCATGTAGCGTTGCGCTGCAATTCCTGCAAAACCAGAAATAACCGTTTTGACATGGGGTCCGCACAGAACCATCTTTGGCTCGCCACCCTCCGTCCAGACGCTTTGCAGGACGGTTTTCAGTAACGTTTCTGTTATGGCGCGTTGCGTACCATCGGTCGCTGCGGCATTAACCACACCAGACGAGACGGTCGGGTCTGCGCCCGAGCTTCCGCGACTTGTGTTTGTGCGCAAAAACGCAGACAAAGAAGCCGTTTTTCTGGCAGTGGTGTTGTTACCAGCTACCGCTGCCTGGTTTAGGCCCGTTAGGTTTAGCTCAACATCGCGTTTCAACTCGTTGCCTTTCTTGGCGAGTTGGTAGGAAATCTCAGAATTTCTACCGGCCAAGTCAAGCGTGCCGTTCAGGTTGTCGGCAATGATGAAATCCTTCCGCATAATCTGGGTGTAATTGCCCAGTCGAGACGTCGCAGTAACCGCCGTAAAAGAGCTGAGATCGTCGCCGTCAATTTGCGCATTGGCTGCTGCAGACGCGAGTGAATCTGTCTGCCACTCATAAAACGTGTTAGTGACGTTTCGTTTCTTTGTCATATTAGAAACGAAGGGCGTTGTTTGTGGGGATATAGAATAAATAATATTCGACAAATCTTCCCTTAGACCTACGGCCGAATATTTAGTGAATGTGTTTGTAACGATTGCCATTGTCAGTCCTATAGCATTGATTCAATAAGTCCAGCCGCATCATCGATGCGACCACTTTTTGCAAGACGTTGACGTGCGTTCTTTTGCAACTTACTTGTTGGCCTTTGTTGGGAACCTTTCGCTCCTGGCCTGACCGATTTCGACTTACCTTTCTTCGCGTTCTTAACGCGGGTCTGGCCTTTGTCGTAGAGCATCGCTTTGCGCAGTACGGCGATATGATTTGCGCGCACCAAGCTTTGCATCTCTTCTTCCGCAACACCTGAATCAAGCAGGTACTGCCTTAGCTCTTCGCGCTCGCGATTGGCGGTTTCATCGTTACGCCATTCCGGTATAACGGTGGGTAGTTTTTCTACCTCCGCCGCTAACATCTGCTGCATGTTTTGCTCGAACATCTGCCGATTAGCAGCCTCTACACGCTGCTGTTCTAGCTGGATGGCTTGCAATTTTTCTTGCTTGGCAGCCGTTTTTTCTCGCCACTTGCGCTCTAGTTTTGTCGCCTCTATCGGGTCTTCCTCATAGAGACGGTCGAAGTCTGGAGCCGGTTCATCGGTCACAATTAGTTGTTGCTGCAGTGCCCCTAGAAGTTGGGCATATTGCTTCCGCTCTGTGAGTACAGCTTCGCGGTCCTGCTGGAACTGTGTTCGTTCCTGCGCGAGAGCCTGACTCTTTTTAGTGTAATCTGCCTGACGGGAGTAGCCGTTTAGTAACTCATCAAGCTCAACCTCAACATCTTCACCGGCAACTTTGACGGTGTATGTTTCGGCGGCGGCAAGTTCTTCTGACTCTTGCTCATCGTCATCCAGGTCGGCATCTGTGTCGTCTGTATCGAGCGCTTCTGCGTCTTCGTCTACGAACTCTTCTAGTGCCTCGCCCTCTGTCTCTATTTCTTCTTCGACGTCGGACTCGTCAACGCGCTCATCTGAATCATTTAACTTGTCGTCATCTGACGAGGTCATCATGTCGAGAATTGCGCTTTGCGCTGTTGATATGCCCAAATCTGGGTCGATATCCACATTCATTTTATCATCACTCACCTAGCACGCTCCTCTGCTTTTCAAACTCAATCGAATCGGCAGCCGCGCGCATGTCATTAACCAACACATCAAGGGCAGCCATCTTGTTGTAGATAGCTTCTCGGTGTTCGGGCTTTCGCTCGCGTTGCCATTGTTCAAACATTTCAAATTTGATTCGCTCCAACATCGTTTGGAAATCTACGTCGTTGAACATTTGCTGTAGGTTCGACAGGTGCTGCTCTCTGGTTGTTGCCATTGGTTGCGCTCGCTAACGTTCTCATGCCTTCTCGATCTCGTTCCGCTGCCGCGCGAATGGCCGCTGTATCAACCTGTGCACCGAATCGCGCAGCTATCTCTGCCGCCTTTAATGCAAAATCAGCCTCGTCCTTGTCGCGACGGCGATCGTCTTCTCGGATCATTTTTTCGCGCTCAAGCGCTAGTTCAGCGCTCTTCTTTTGAATGTTCGATTGAATCTCAGCCATCTGCACTTCGATCAATTGCTGATTGATGTCTGGTTGCGGCTCTTCAGGGGGTTGTTGCGCTTGCGCTTCCAACGCGGCAGTAGGGTCGGTGAAAAAACGATTGATATCTTTGAAGCCCGATAGCTCAAGCATCTGCGTCAGCGTCTGGTAATAGTTCGTGGGCGACACCATCGGGTTGTCAGGGCCAAGCTGCTGCATAATGGTTTCTTGCTTCTGCGCAACCTGCTGCAGCATGTTCATGCGCTCCATGTCGCTGCCTCGACCGAGCTGCACGTTGCTGACGACATCCATGTTGGCGTTCCAGGCGTCAGGGGCCATCGGCACAAACTGATTGCGCAGCCGAATCATTCTTGGCTTATCCTGGTATTGTGTGATGAGCTTGAGAATGCCTTTATACAAGCGGCTCATGCCGTCGTCAGCGAACAACCGACTGATCATCTCAATACGTTGCTGGGCGGCGGCGATCGTCTGCTGAACGGCCATCAGCGTGCTCGATTGCAGTTGATCTGGTGCTAACCCGTCTGCAGCGCGACTAATGCCGGTTCTGTTTTCGCGCATTTCATCGAGGTACTGCATCATCGGGAACGCTTGCTGCCCGACGTACGGGAGCGTAAACGGCTGTACCGCGCCAGGCTGACGCATGCGGATAATGCCGCCGGCCTCAACATTCATGACGTCTTCTAATGACGCTTGGCCCTCTACAATCCCGACGCGCGGGTGTGTAGACATCGCTAGGCTATCCAAGCTAGACCGCAGCACAGCGCTTTTGATGCGCTGGATATCGCGCGTCAGATCGGCAATCGACAATCCGAAAAAGGCATGCGGTTCCGGGTCGGGGCAGAAGTGCGCGAACGGAATATCGTCCGCTGGCTCGTTTCTGTAAATCTCGTAATTATCGCCAAGGCAGCAGAGCTTACGCAGTTCGGCAATGCCATCGCCGTCCACGTCAATACGCATAAACGCTTCAACGTACAGCACTCTGCGCCGACTGGGGTCGTCGTTAAAATCGCGATTGTCTTGCGTGCTGAGGAGCCGCTCGCGCGCTTCCTCGTTGTTCAGGCTGAAATCGTCGTCATCAGTCTGGTGCTGCAGCACGTCATCAAAGTCGTAGCCCATCTCCACCAGTTCTGAGACAGTAGCGTAGCGGCGGTGCGCGACCAAGTCGGCGTCGGCGAGGGAGCGAGCGGAGCGCGAAACCAACACCTCTTCGGGCGGCACCGCCACCACTTTCACACTGCCGAATGATCGTCGTCGCTCTACGCGAACGTCATGTAAGATTTCGGGTTCACCGGTTTCAGGATTGACGCGGTCAGTACTGCTCACCGTTGAGAGCATGATAATTTGCACCTCAGGATCACTCGTTAGCGCGGCAAGCGCTTGCTCATCGAGTCCTGAGAGGTCGTAGGTTTTAAGTTCCTCTGCATCGTCCCAGTAAAATTTAAGAAAACCGCTGCCCTTCACGAGCGCGTCCTTAAATGTCTGGTACATGATGCTGACCAGCGGCTCTTCCTGGTCATTGTTCAATATAAAATTAACGTACTCAGTGGCTTGCTTGGCTGCTTCCAAATCCTCTGGATTGACAGGCGCGTACTCAACAACGTGCTCGCTCCCGCAGAAGACCCGCATCAGACTCGGCAGCATCGCTTGCACGGTATCTCTGACGTCCATCGTCTGCGCCGTCGAGCGTCCTTCCTGCTCATTGCCGAGGGGCGCACCGTTGTAGTAATCAGCCGACTCAGCGCGGGTCGGAGAGATCGTGTTGTCGATGAAATCAACGGCGTCTTCGATGGCCGCTCGCGCTATCGCGTTGATGTCTTCGTCATCGACCTGGTTGCCCTCAATAAGCAAAACAGTCTCTTCAATCTCTTGCTCGATTCCTATCTCGCTCATGGGATGACATCCAATAAATTTTGCATAATCATTTGCGTGCGCGGTGCGTACTGACCTAACAAGTCAACGCCCTGTTTTGTCAGCGATCGATCGTAGGCATCGCCTACGGTTTGCATTGTCGGCCCAAGCAAAGACGCTGCGCCCTGCTTAAATTGTTGGTCTATATCACGTCCGATTTGTGTTCGCGGCTGGTAATCAAGCGCGCGTAAACGATCATCTGATCGTTGCTTGATGTAATCGGTTGGTATGGGCAGCGCGAGATGGCCGAGGTTTAGTGCGGCGTTTAATGGGCCGGCAGCCAGTGCTGACCCAGTGTTGGCTGCGGCATCGAGAATGCCGAGGCCGTAATCAAGTGCTGTTGGTGCTGCTGCTGTCGCAGCGGTTGAGGCTAGCGCCGTGCCGGTTAAGGCTCTTGGGGTGGCGAATCCTTTGACTGGCCCTGACGGCGTTTCAGTTCG